TCGTTCGGCTTGATGGCGTCGTTCACGTCGCGGATCGACTGGTCGATCTGGGCCTTCGTGATGCCCGACGTGGCGTTGACGTAGTACGAGGAGCCCGAGTTCGGGATCGCCGCCTGGAGCAGGGTGAACATGCGGCGGTTGACCTCCGCGTCCATCCGCGAACCGGCGAGCCCGACGAGGCGCTCGATGGTGGTCGCGAAGTTCGCGCGCAACTTGTCATCGTGCTCCGAGACGTGGAAGCCGATGGTGTCACGCGGGAGTTCCCAGCGCTGGGTGTTGATCTGCGACTCGTCGATGTAGCCACCGCGCGAGGTGTAGAACACCTTGAGGCCACGGGTCTCCTCGACGGAGACGGTGTCGAACTCCCCGACCGTCTCGACCTGGAAGTAGGTCGGGAACAGGTTGGAGAACTCGAAGCCGTAGTCGAGGTTCGAGGAGATGACCTGGGCGACCTCGCGGTGCCACTTGTCGTTCTCCCAGTTGTCCTTGGCCTCCTGGTTCAGTGCCGCCTTGAGCCGCTCGTACTCGGCACGCGCCTCCTGAGAGGGGCGACCGAAAGCGTCGATGCTGGCACTGGCCTTGATCACGCCCTGAGTCAGATTCGTCATGTCAGTCACTCCTTTCAGTTGATGAGGATGGCTTCGCAGTACGTAGTACCGCTGATGGCGGTGATCTTCGCGACTACGTTGGTGGTGGACGAGTTGCCGGTCTTGGTGAAGACCGTGCCGTTCCACGAGAGGGTGTCACCCACGGCGGGCGAGCCCGTCGTCAGGTCGACCATCGTGACGGCGGCGGTGACGCGGCCATCGGCGCGGGTCACGGACGCGGTGTTCTGGAGCCAGAACTTGACGCCAGCGCCGCCCCAGATGACGGACAACTTGTTCGCCCGGCACACGGTGAGGTCGTAGGAGTCGGTTCCGACCTGCTCGTAGATGGACCGGATGTGGACCTCCTCCTGAACCAGGAGGCCGTGGAAGCCGGAGATCATCGCGACGTTCGTCGCCGATGCCTTGAGGTAGCCCGCCGTAGCCGGGTCGATCTCGACCATCGTGCCCTGCTTGAGGGTCGAACCCACGGGGGTCTTGAAGCGACCCTCGCGAACCGAGACAGACTCGTCGCTGCGGCGGAAGCCGAAGTTGAGACCGTAGTCAGATGCCATCGTGCGTCACGCCTCCTTCGAGAAAGCACCGAGGAGGAAGCCGGACGCGGCCGGGGCCACCTTCGCCTCCGAGCCGGTGACGGACGAGCCGCTCATCGCGGTCTCGCGGGGAGCACCACCGGCCGGAGCCTTCGGCGCGAGAGCGGCGGTCTCACGGAGGTCCGCGAGGTAGCCGTCGAACTGGGTGTCGTCCATCGCGATGATCCGGCCCACGCGGGCCTCGTCGGCGAAGAACTCGTCCTTGAGGTGTGAGGCGGCCTCGCGGATCTTCGCGATGCGGTCGTCCTTCTTGGACGCAGCCTCACGCTGCGACTCCAGGTCGGCCACGAAGTCGTCGTGCTTCTTGATGGCCTCGTCGCGGGCGGCCTCCGCAGCGGTGCGGGTGGACACCTCCACGTCGAACTTGCTCTGGAGGTCGGTCATCTCGGCCTTGAGCCGGGTGACCTCAGAGGTGAGTTCGGCCGTCTCTCGCACGACTCGGTCGGCGGCGATGGCGTAAGCCTCGGTCTCCGTCATCTTCCGCTCCTCGACCGGGGCGGTGGTGGTGCTCGTCGTCATCTTCCCTCCTTCGGGTGGAAGGAGAGTCGGACGGACGCCGACCCTCATGGGTCTACATCGGCTGTTTCAGCGTGAAACGGAGATGTCAACGTCCGTTGGCGTACTGGAGCACCATCGCGACCATCCGCTCGGCATCCGTCTTGGACAGGAGGTTGCCCAGGGACTCCCGCTCGACGGTCATCGCAGCCTGCCGCTGGACTGTCGCGTCAGCGTTCCCCCAGCCCGGCACGACGGGCGGCACGATAACGGCAGCCCCGAGGAACGTCGGATCGCCGTAGCGCCGGACGCTGGACTTCTCCCGGATGTGCGAACACACGCCACCGTCGTTCGCGACGACACGCTCGTACGGGAAGACCTCGCCACAGCCGGGACGCCCAGGGGTGTCCATGCACGTGACAGTCTCGGAGACGCACTCCATCGAGTACCAGAGCGCGTTGTCGAGGCTGGCCTTCTGGAGGACGGACGCCTCCTCCGGGTACAGGAACTTCCACATGGCGCTCATCGCGACGATGTGGTTGCCGATGCCGCCCTGCGCCGCTGTCTCCTTCGTGCCGGAGACGAGGTGGCTGTCGGTGAGCACGCCGATGATGTGGCGCTCCGAGTGCAGCCAGTTCAGCGGACCGTTCGCGACGGTGGGCTGACCGACCTGGAGGTCTTCGGTGGACCAGTAGGCCAGGTTCCGGTTCGGGCTGTCCGCCTCGACGTACCGGCCCTGGATGTAGAGGTAGGCGTCGTTCGCCTTCGACGCCTTCTCCCACTGGGCTGCCTTCTCGGTCGGGAGGACGCTCGCCGGACCCGTCACGAACAGGTGTCCAGCCTCGTTCTCGACCACGAAAGCGGAATCGGAGCCCGCATCCGCCGAAGCGATAGAGGTGTCAACGCCCGTTGTCGTCTCGGAACCATTTCTGATTTGGGAGGAATCGGGCCAAACCGGGCGGATCCGGTCACGGATCTCGGTGAAGGTCTCAACGGGCGTTGCCATCGTCATGCCCCTGTCTTGGTGCTCGGATTCCCGCTCGCGGTCTTCGGCTTCGTCTGGGCCTGCGGCGACTGCTTGGACGTGCCGCCACCGGTAGGACGCCCGCCCTGCGCGCCCGAGACGGACGGCGCGACCGGAGTCCCGTTGGGTGTATCGGCTCCCGAAGCGGAGAAGGGGACCACCGTGCCGAACGTGTCGTCCAGCCCGGAGTCCTTCTCGAACTCGCGGCGCATCGCCTCGACCTCCTGGTCGAACCCGAAGTATTCGAGGATCGACTCGCGGGAGAGTTCCTTCTGCGTGCGCAGCGCCATGACCGCCTGGACGACCTGGCTGTCCGCGTCCAACTGCACGTTGCGCGGCGTGAAGGCCAGGTTCGGCGGCTCCTCGTTCTTGAACTGCGAGGCGTTCAGCGGGTGCTCCACGATGGCCTTCGCCATCCGATCCTCCAGCGAGCGCTTCATCATGTGGCGACGCGACTCCAGGAGTCGGGCCACCCCACGGGCGACGGTGAGGCTGGTCTCGTTGCGCTGGCCGCTGGACGCCACCGTGAGGGCTCCCAGGCAGCGCGCCAGGATGCGGCGGTCGAGGGTGTCGTACTTCTCCGCCGACAAGACCATGTCCTGCTTCGGGGTGATGATGTCGATCTCCAGGCGGTGGTCGCTGATGATGACCGGGATCTTCGCGACGACCTTGAAGTTCTCCTGGAGCGCGTCCACCTCGGACTGGAGCGCCGGGTCTTCCTTCGTGCCCTTGCGGACCAGGAGGATGTAGTTGGCGGCTCCGACGAGGTTGACCCGGTCGGCCTCCATCAACTGCTGCTTCATGTCGAGCAGGCCGAACGCGGCCTTGAGCCGGATGTCGGGGAAGCGCTCGTAGTCCGGGCGGGTCACGGAGTGCCGGAAGACGTTGGTCGGGTTCAACTCGATGAGGCGGCGCGGGTCCACGCCCAGGGAGGCGAGGTGGTCAGCCTCCCACTGGTCGGGGATGTAGGGCGCGAGGAAGAACCGGCTCATCACCGGGTCGATGAGGGTGCCCTGGGACAGCAGTTGGACCTGCTGGATCTCGAACTGGGTGGCCTGCCACGCGAGGCGATCCCCGCCGAAGATGTTGGTACCGACCGGGACGACCTTGAGCGGGTCGAGGAAGGTGAACCCGGTGGGGACGTACAGGTCGTAGGTCTTGCGCCGCTTCGCCCCGGAGTCGGGGCTCTCGCCGCGCACCGTGTACTTCTTCTGCTCCCACCACATCCCGATGATGGTCTGGGAGTAGGTGAACTCCTCCCGGTGCCAGACGCGCATGACCTCGTCCATGTTGAGGTCGCCGTTGATCTGGTTGAACACGTCCGCGATGTCCGGGTTCTTGCTCTCCCAGTGCACGCCCTGGAATGCCAGCGCCTCGGTCACGTCGGCGACGCCCGCCACGATGTCATCGGTGCTGACCGCGCGGCGGGCGACCGCCATCTGGCTGTACGGGTTGTCGGGCGCGGAGTAGCCCGCCCGGTCGAAGATGGACGACCGGCGCGCAGAGGCACGCATGTCGTCCACCCACCGGGCGAGTTCGCGGCCGATGTTCTGGCTCAGGCCACCGACCGCTGGCCCCACCACGTCATCGGGCAGACCCGAAGCGTTGACGACCCGACTCTGTTCCACGTGAAACTCCTCAGCGCATCAGTTCGAGGTCATGGCGTGCGACCTCCACGAGTCGGGACGCCACCTTGAACTGGCGCTCCAGTTCCGTGAGCCAGCGCTCGACCTGCTGGGTGCGGATCCGGGTGTACTGGCGGTCGAGGGATTCGACCCGGTGGAGCAGGACGGCCAGTTCGGTGAGGCGTGCGGAGTACGCGGCGCACTCGCGCATGACCTGGTCGGGCTGCTTGAGCGCGAAGGAGCGCACGGCGTACGCCATGCCGTCCAGTTCCCGCTCGATCTCGGCGCGGGTGCCGAGGAAGCCTGCCGGGGACAGGATCGCCATCCCGTAGGGGATCTGGGCGTCGTCCTCGGGCTCCACGAAGTCGGCCACCGACGTGAGTCGGCGGTCGTCCTCCACTACGCCTCGCATGGCTCCTCCATCGGCATCGAGGTCGAATGAACTCAATCGAGCCCGATTCTACGAGAACGAGCGTTCTCGGCCGGGAGGCGCGCTCAGTAGAACCGGTCGATCAACGGGCCTTCCCGCTTCGGCTTCTTGAGCGCTTCCTCGATGGTCATGAGGTTGCGACCGGCGATCATCATCTTCGTGGCGTCGAGCGTGTGGAAGGAGCCGCCGCCGTAGCGCTTCTTCACCCCAGCGGCACTGCCCTCGTCGCGGACGTACTGGATCTCCTGGCCCTGGAACTCGCTCAGCACCTCCTGGTCGTGCGGCAGTTCCAGTCGTCCGGGGCGCGCGTCGACCAACTTGCGCAGTTCGTCGCTGGCGAAGTCCACGACGTTCTTCATGATGACCGCGTCCTCGGGGCGCTCCCGGTCCACCAGGGGCCGGTCGTCGAAGTCGACGGGCAACTTCTGGGAGAAGCCGTAGCCCTTGATCCGCCGCGAGATGTGCTCCGGCGTGGACCGGGTCGTCGCCGGGTCGAGGGTCTGCCAGAGCGGCAGCCCGTTGCCCGTCTTGTCCATCGCGAAGATCCGCAGGCGCTCGCCGTAGTGGATGAAGATCTGTCGGATGGCCTCCGCCTGGTCCTCCGCGCCGACCCGCATGAGGTGCAGGCGCAGCAGGAGCCGGAGCAAGGACTCACCCTTGGGCTGGGGAACCTCGCCGAAGATGAGGATCTCGGTCGGGTCGTTGGTGTAGCCGATGTCGGCCCCGGCCCAGAAGGACGTGTACTGCGTCTCCAGGTGGTGGTAGGGGAACTGGAGGAACGGGTGGATGGACCCGGCCTTGTTGATCAGTTCGTCCTCGATCTTGATCTTCGTGTAGACGTTCTCGTTGTACTCGGTCGCCCACGGGGACTCGGCGTAGCGGACGCACGCCATGAGGCGCGCGAGGACGAACAGCGGGTTCGTCACGTCGCCGTGCTCGCCGTAGATGTTGCGCCGGTAGTCGACGTTGTCGCTGGATCCGCCGTACGACGCGATCTTTGACCGGCGCTCCTCCGGGGACCAGGACGGTCGGTGCATCGCCATGTAGCGGTGGACGTAGAACGGCAGGTCCGGGTCCAGGCCCATCGTGTAGCGGTAGTAGCGGTCGCGGATGCCTCGGGAGACGCCGTGACAGCGCCACTGGGCACCCTCGGAGCCGATCTTCATGGTCTCGATCAGTTCGATCCAGCCCGCGTCGGGGAAGTCCTGCATCTCGTCTGCCTCAAGGACAAGCGGGTGCATACCCTTGACGCCCTTGCCGCTCAACTGGGGGA